GTCAAATGTTAATATTTAGTCGCTATTTGTGCCTCATAGTTCATTCTAGCTTTGATTTTATCTTCTCTAGTCTGATTTTTATTCTTCATACCTTTAATCATATTAGCAAGATTACTAGGGTTGTAGATTGTTAGCCCTGTGGAATTAGTCTTAATAAGTTCTGCCTCATCAAGTTCTATTCCTAACTCACTTGCTAACTCAATACCCTCGCTTAAATATCTATATGCTTTCAATCCGATTTTTAATTGGTCGCATTGTTTCATTATAGAGTTTATCCAAGTTTGATGTGTGCTTACAACTTTAGCTTTCGCACTTCGCCATTGTAAAAAGATATTGTATTCATCTTTAGTACAAGCTATGGCACGACTTCTACAATAAGAAGTTCCAATGACATCAGCATAGTATGGTGCGTTGAAGTCTTTAGTTAATCCAACTGTGTTATCATCATCAGAATAACGACTACTACTGTTTTTACCAAGTGCTTTATTATTTGCGTCTACGTGTTTTGTTTTGTGTGGGTTGCTATCTTTGCCTGATTGCTGTGCTATAATATCAGGGTTGCAACCTTTCTCTTTTAGTTCTTCTCTAAAGTATGCGTGAGCAAATTGGTCACAATCTTCATTGCTATATTCAGTACCAGTTAGATTGCCAAACAAACCAAAATCAAAATGTGATTTAGTTTCTTCTTTTTCGCCCTCGTCATTTACATCTTCGTTATGTGCAAAGTAAAAGCATTTATCTTTTGCTACTACATCACAAGGGTCGCCATATTTTTTCTTAAAGACACGCAACGTGGCTACATCTTCTTTTGGATATGACCTTTCAACAACTTCTTTGGCTAAAGAAAATGCTGAGATTTGTGCAATATTAAAATCTTCTCTTGCTTGCATAAATGCTTGTTGCTCTTGCGTTTCTTCTTTTTCAAATACATCTTTAATTCTATTGTAGAATTTGTTTCTGTATTCGGTGTTCATTCTTATTTTTGACATTGTGTTTTTTCCTTTCTATTTATTAATAGGTGGGAATTTATACTAATGGTTTTAATTGTCAAGTCTTAAATTAATTTCTAGTTTAGAATCATTCTAAATTTTTTTGTAGGGAGGGTGGGCCCATAGGCAACAAGCTTATAAAAAAAATAAAAGGTCCTTGACATAGTTCCCATAAACCCCTATATAGAGTTAGGTATTTATATTGGTTGAGATATCTGTAATTACTTCATTAACGAAGTTGCCAATATAAGTCCTTTCGGGTTTAGACCTGCGTTGGCTTATAATTGCATATAACACCGCGCAGGCTTGAGCCCAGATCTCTATTAGTGATCTAGTGCTAGCAACTAGTATTGTGAAGAGGGATCTGGGGTCAAGCGATTTACTCAGCTAGCGAAAGTAGACGTATTCCAGGGTGTTCTACTCGCTTGGCCACTTTAGAATGATTCTAAACTTTTTCAGTGGGGCGCGGGCGGGTGGGCCCGTAGGTCACAAGCTCAAATTAATAGTTGACAAGCTAGCTGGGATATTGTAGGATATATTTATATCCCGTTTGGTGGTATCCGGATAAAAAAACTCAAACCACCATAACAACAGAAAGGATATAATTATGAAAGTAAAAGACGCGTTAAAAATAACAGACTCATTTACAAAGACTAAAAAAATGCCAGGCTTAAGTTACAGCCTCCCCGCCTGGGAATGCAAGACGGGCGCTAAGCTGGTGAAGGTAGCCGGCAGCGTGTGCGCGGGCTGTTATGCAATGAAGGGTAATTATACAAGATACCCGGCTATTAAAGCAGCGCAATATAGGAGGCTGGACGCTATCAAACATCCGCTATGGGTGGAAGCGATGGCTACAAAAATTAAAAGGCAAAAGTGGTTTAGATGGCACGATGCCGGAGATATACAAAGCGCGGACCATTTAAAGAAAATTTTTGAAGTGTGCAAGCTTACGCCAGATACAAAACACTGGATGCCGACGCGCGAAGCGCAATTTTTAAAAGATGTAAACCCTGAAGAGGTCCCAGAGAATCTAATCATTAGGATGAGCTCACATATGATTGACCAAGGCCCGGTAAGCTTCTGGCCCTGGACGTCTACAGTAGGATCTAAAACAAGAACCTGCCCGGCCCCGGATCAAGGCAACAGCTGCGGAAGCTGTAGAACCTGCTGGAATAGAGAAATACCAAACATAGAATATGGCAAACATTAAAATAAAAAAGGGTGATTTGCTTCCGTGGTTTATTTATGATCACGCTGAGCTGCCGGCCTGGTATCTTAAAGACTGCAAGAAATTTTTTGAAAGTTTAAACAATGGCAAACATTAAATACGACTACGACATAGAAGCGGTCCATAATGACTGGTGCCGCGCGAACGGTTACCCGGTCCGCAAGCGTACAAGCAGAAAACCAGGGAGGCCAGGGAGGGTGGGCCCGAAGGCCACAAGCTCTCAAGCCGACAAGCGGGTGGGTGGGCCCGAAGGCCACAAGCTAACAAGCTAACAAGCTAGGCGTCAAGCGGTTCGCGGATCAACAAGCGTTGGATATGGTCCCAAGCCTGGGCCACGCACGGCGTCTCTCTGTAATCGGACAGAAGACCGTGGATCGATTTACTCTCATAAAGTTTTATGATGTCTCCAAGAGGCTCTTGGAGTAGGATAAAGTTCCGTTTCGTTCTGGTCATATGAAATAGTTTTTGATGAGGACTAAAAGATATTTTTGGAGCTCTTGCAATCTTAAGCTCAACCATAAAAAATCCGCAAGAATCGTGGTAACCAAGTAAATCAGGCACACCAAAAGATGCCCAAGATTCCAGTCTAGTCCACTGAATTTTAGGTGTGTTTTTCTTAAGTTTTTTCCAAAGTTTTGTTTCTGCTTTCACCGGAATTCCTACTTGCTAACTACTACATATTGGGGTAAATTACAAGTATGACACAACCGAAGAGATTAACAGATAAACAGATCAAATTTGCAGAATTACTAGTTTATAATGAAGGCAAGATGTCTCCAGCAGAGGCAGCTTATGAAGCCGGCTACAAGACTAGAGCAAGAAGAGCTGCAGCAGAGATGCGTAACCCTAAATATTTCCCATTGGTTGTTAAATACATTGGCGAGTTAAGGGCAGAAATAAGGGAGAAGTATGGTATTACATTTGAGAAGCACGTATCGGAGCTGGCCCAGATAAGGAACAAAGCTCTGGAGAATAAAGCTTGGTCAGCAGCTGTAAATGCAGAAGTTGCTAGAGGTAAAGCAGGTGGTTTATATGTAGATCAAAAGCTTGTGATGACCGGCAATATAGATAATTTATCTGCCGATGAAATCAAAGACAAACTTAAAAAGATTCTAGATGATAACAAAGAAATAATTAATATTACGCCTGAAGATATCGAATCAAGTACGCTAGAATTGCAATCAGAATCCAACCCTGATTCCCATTAACAATAAGATTAATCTTACTTAATATTTTTCTTGGCGACTTTTTTACTAGTGACCATTTGTTGGTAACTGTTTCGTACATTGCCATTGTTTTCTCCTTGTGGATTTGGCCCTCGTAATGGTGGTAGTTGACTCCATTTTACGTTAGGCATATTTTTAGTTAGAGTTTTATTTTTCATTTATTTTTTCCATCTTGATTATACACCCTTTTGGAAACACATTTCTATCACTAAATACCTCTTCTTTTTCATCATACGAAGCAAACGTCCATAAGAACTTATTTGTTTTCTTATACACATAAGCTTGTGTGATCATAACACAACACTCAAACTTATCGAACTCATCTGCCGTTGCGTGCCCAGCGTCGCCTGTAATGTCGAGCCACCTAATAGAATAGAAATAATATCTCTTCTTGTTGATGATTGCGTGTCTGTATTTAGATTTTTTAGGTTTTCTCATAAACATCTTATACTGTATAGGGAGATTTTTGGGCAAAAAAGTTTTTATGAAAACAAAAAAATCCCCGCGCGCCGAGTACATTTGTAAAAAATGTTGGTATACATAGCTTATTTAACTGTGCCAAGCTGTGCCAAGACCCTTGGCACACTATTATTCGCTTATACCAACAATAGTAAGTCAAAATAGGGGTGTGCCAACTGTGCCAGAGGTTTTTTTTACTTTTAAAAAAATAAAATTGCTCCAGGATTCCCCTATACACTGGCACAACTACTTATCCTTTAGCCCCATTTTGGCCACAAATCCAACACTCGACACATTTGTACCATAATTGATAATTTTTTTAATACCTTGACCCTGTAATTTTATATCTGCGTAGGGTTTCCATTGCTTACTCATTAAATTTAGTTCTAAAACTAAATTGGCCCATTGTTTGGTACTTATGTTTGTTGCTTCTATTGTTACTTTCTTCATACTTCCTTTCTTTAGAATGGTTCTAATGTAGGGGCTTCCACTCTCGCGTCCGCCCCTAGTTCCAGGGAACCTCTTAACTCTGTTTATATGTCGGTGACTTAAATATTTTTAAGCT